ATGATTAAATTTAAAGAATTTGATGTTGGCGATAATAATTATGAAGAGCAGTTGGAACAATTTCAAACGGAATACCCAACTGCTGAGTTCGTGCAAATTACTGGTGGTTATACAAGTTACGAAAAAATCTGGTTTAAATACGAACCTTCTGATATCTCTGATAGCACTGACAAACTTTCGGTTGAAAAACTACAAGAACACTTGTTGCCTTATAAAAAAGAAACGGTTCAAAAAATCATAGATAAAAAAATGCAGTTGGTGACAGCGGATGAATTCTTAAAACTTCACAAAGAATCTTTAACTGCTATTAGAGAAAACGACAAACTCCAAGAACAGCTTAGCACTGCGAAAAAGTATATCGAGCATGTTATTGGAACGATTAAACATGATGGGCATTTAGGAACTATTCAAACAGACTGGATTTTGCCTGATTTAGAAAAAGCACTCGAAGCGATTGGAGGGGATAAATGACAATTACTGAGCAACAATTCTATGACATGCTCAATGTTGATGAACATATGAATTTCACAAATCGAATTCAAGAACTTGTTTTTGATAAAAAAGGACGTGAAGAATTTTACTCTAAAATCTTAAATATCCACCATGACATGAGTGTTGATTTTTTCAGAGATTATTTTATGGCTCATTCAGCTGTTTCAGCAAAAGGTCAGCATTATACACCAGATGAACTTGGTAAGCTCACAGCGTTTCTTGTAGGTAGTTCTGGAGGTGCTGATTTAACTGGAGCAGGAACAGGAACTCTAATCATTCAAAAATGGCAAGATGACCGAATGAATACTGACTTTTTTAACTATTTGCCGAGTAACTATTGGTACCAAGCGTTAGAATTATCAGATGAAGCTATTTCATTCTTGATTCATGCCTTTGCAATTCGAGGAATGAATGGTGTAATCATTCATGGTGATGCATTGGAAACGGCCGTGAAACAAGTTTATTTCATTCAAAACAGTGCTAATAATCCGATTGGTTTCTCAGAAATAAATGTTATCCCTCACAGCAAAGATGCAATGGAATTTTTAGGGATTCATGAATGGACGGAACAGGCAATTGAACATATTGAAAGTAAATTTCCTGACTGGATTCCACTCGTAGAAGAAAAGAAAGGACAGATGAGTTTATTTGAATGAATTATTTCATGAATACTAAGGAGATTTGAATGACCGACAAACTAATATCGCTGGTCATAAAACTGTGTGACTGGTGGGGAGGGATTGAATGAAAAAAGAAAACTTGTACCAAATAAATAAAATTGACAGAGAGATAAAGGAAATTGACAATTTTCTTTATAATTATGGCCGTAAAAATAGGGCGATAGGCTTATCAATTTATAAACAAGATAGTTTTTTGAGTATGAAATTAAAGGGTTATGGTGTTCTAGGAGAAATAGAAATTGCTTTATCAAGTGAACTCAACAGTAAATTAATTGAAATGGTTCAAGAATACCGAAAAAGTTTAGTTGATAAGCAAGATAGATTGTGGGGGCAAGAATGAAACTTTTGTGTAAGCTGTTCGGGCATGATTATGACCCACCAGCACTTATTGGAGATGAAGCACCAACATATTGTAGTCGTTGCGGTGAATTATATGTGGACCAGTCTTATTTCAACCGCTCAGACCTTGACGAGTCAGAGAACGTGTTCCCTGAAAAATGGCTTGATAAACATATGGATTGAGGTGGAGATGAAAAATAAATTAAAAGCAAGACGAGAAGAACTTGAACTTTCGGTTGAGCAAGTAGCTGAAAGAATGGTCGAACCATTTAAACAAACTTATATAGAGTTGATAAAAGATAATGAACGGCAAAATAGGCTTGAAAATGATGATCTGCCAGAAGACCAAAGTTGGGATAAACTTCTTGCAAAAGCATTAGAATGCAAAATAGAAGATTTAATTTGAACGCAAAAAAAGCCCAAGCTGACCAAACTTGAGCTTCGCATGTATAAAATAATAATTTTTCATTTTATTTTGTGGTCAGTTATATTATATCATACTGAGCTAGGAACTCGTTAAACTCAACTGGAGGAAAAATATGCTACAAGAAATTACTATTGATTTTTCAGAACAAATCGCTAAAGCACAAACTAAAATTGCTAGACTGCAAGACATGATTCATGATGTTAGATATCAAAAGATTGTTTTAGATGATATCAAAAATAATCATATACCTAGGGATACAAAACTTGAATTAAACTTGGGAGGAGTTTTAAAATGTTCCGTTAAGATTGATGTTGGCACACTCATCCCTTTATTGGAGCAAAATATCGAAGATAATACGACTCTTATCAATGAGTTGGCTAAAGAACTTGGAATTGATATTAAGTAAACAAAAAAGCCCACGGCAATGGGCTTCGGCAACTGAATTTCTAACTTAATTATACCACAAAAGGAGAATTTGATTAATGGCAGATAAGTTAGATAGAATTATTGGAGATTACGTTAATGGCAGACTTGAAGCCAGAATAAAATCAATTGAAAGTAGATATCTTTATAAGCAAAAAGTAGATAACTTAGGCATCCGCACAGCTTATTCCGGTGGTTCGGAGCCTGAAAGTCATGTTTTAAATAAAGAAGCGCTTGAAAATGACGAAGAATTAATCAGATTAAGAGAATTGATAAGACAAATCGACATCTGGTATCTACCTTTGATTCAAGTTGAAAAGGAGGTAATAAGACTAAAATGCGAAGGATATAATGGCAGATACTGGTATCAAGTAATGCAAGAATTGGATGTTCAAGGATTTGAAGTTCCACAGAAGAAAGCTAAAGCTGCTTACTATAAATTTAGGAATGACATCTATTCTTTTGTTATTCACTTAATTTGAGAGGGACAAAATGGGCAAAAAAAGAATCGAAATTGCCTAAAATTGGTACCTCAACCCTTGTTTTTACTGATATACTTGTATTATGAAGTAAAAGGCAAAAGCACAAAATATCATAAGTATCGGTTTGAATTTGCTTCATAAGCTTGTTAGGGTTCGACTCCCTGACTTGCTATTATATTTTATTACAGGTTGTCCAATGGGCAGCCTTTTATTGTTGGAGGAATTATATGAGCCCATATAAAGATAAGCGGTGGAGGAGTAAAAGAGATACTGCATTAAGACGTGATAAATATGAGTGTCGAAATTGTAAAAGGTTTGGCATCACAACGACTGCAACGGTCGTCCATCACGTTTGGTTCTTGAGAGATTATCCTAAGTGGTGGTTGTGTTTATGGAACTTAATTAGTTTATGTGAGAAGTGTCATAATAAAATGCATAACAGAGATAGTGATATTCCTACTGAGCTGGGAGAATATTGGCAAGATAAAATCAAGCCCCCCACCTCTGCTACAAAAAAATATTTTTAAAAAGAACCGAGTGAGTTTAGCTTTTTCCAAGTGTGAGTAAATCTGAAAATTTTTTTCCTGTGAAAGGAGGTACAAAAAAGCAATGACTAACATACCTAAAAAAGATACTATAAAACGTCGAACAATTTCATATATGAAAGAGCTGGGAACCTATAAGAAACAGTATAATCAAGTGATTGAGGTTTATTCTGATTTGCTTTATCAATACTATATTTTCACAAAAAAATTTGAGGAATCGGGCTTTGAAATTGTTGCTGAAACTGAAAAAAGTAGTGGTAAAAAAAGCCCTATTTTTGCAAGCCTAGAAAATCTCAGAAAAGATATCGGAACATATTCAGATAGATTGATGCTCAATGCAAAATCTCTCGGAGACGTTTCAAAGCCTAAAGAAGAAACTTCCCCATTCGCTCAGTTCATGAGTCAGAGTGGCGGTGGTGGAAGTGGATAATTTCGAAACTGCAGTCCAATGGTCAAGAAATATTATCGAGGGTAAAACTCTTGCGAATATTGAACAGAAACAAGCGGCTCAACGTTTTCTAGATGACCTTGAATCTGATAAGTGGGATTTTAAATATCATCAGTTTGATTTCGTGATTGGCTTAATTGAAGGAACGATTGTACACGTTCAGGGAGAAAATAAAGAAGGGGTATCTTATAAAGATACTCCGATGTATTTGCAAGCATGGCAAAAGTTTGTGTGTGTCAATTTATTTGGATTTTTTGAAAAGGGTACAAATATTAGGCGTTTCAATGAGGCGCTTATTTTTTTACCTCGTAAGCAAGGGAAAACTGCATTTGCCGCTTCATTAACTTGGGCAAAAAATATTGTTGACCGAGCAAGTGGAAGTAAGACTTATATTGTTGCCAATTCTTTAAAGCAAACACAAGAAAGTTTTGGATTTCTAACTTATAATGTTGAGAAAATACGTAATGATGTTAAAAAAATGCGTATTCGTGATAATAACCAAGAACATTCTGTTCATGTGGATTTTGGAGATGGCTATTGTGATATTTTTGCTATCGCCAATCAAGATGACAAACTAGACTCTTTGAACGGTAATGCCTTAATCCTTGATGAAATTCACTCATGGAAAAAGGCTGGGGCAAAAAAATACATCTTGATGAAAAACTCTCAGAAAGCTTACCGAAATAAGTTGCTTATGGGGATTTCAACCGCTGGAGATATTGCTAATGGATTTCTTGCTCAGAGGGTAACTACTTTGAAAAAAGTCTTATCTGGCACCATTAAAGATAAAGCTTATGATTCATACTTTATTTTTCTATGTACTGCTGAACAAGATGAAAAAGGGAATATCATTAATCCAGTTACAAGAGAAATTACCACAATTGATGATCCAGATGTTTTAGCTTCTGTTACCCCATCACTTGATGTAACAGTAACTTTAGATGATTTAATCACCGAAGCAAGACAAGCATTACTTGAACCTCAACTTAAAGCTGAGTTCTTAAATAAGTCACTTAATATTTTCACCAATTCAATGGATGCTTACTTTGATATTGACGAGTTTAGATTTTCTAATAAGCAACATTCTTGGACAATGGAGGAATTATCAAAACTACCAATCACTTGGTATGGGGGAGCTGACCTTTCTAAAATGCATGACTTGACCGCTTCAGCGCTATATGGAAATTATGAGTATAAAGGTAAATCAATTGATATTGTTATTACTCATGCATTCTTTCCAAAATCTAGAGCAATTGAAAAAGCACAAGAAGATGACATTCCTTTATTTGAATGGCAGGAAGAAGGATGGGCGACACTATCCAATACGGAAACTGTTCTTTATGATGACATTGTCAAATGGTTCATGGAAATGCGAGATAAGGGATTCAAGATAAAATCAGTCCATTTTGATAAAAAGTTTGGTCGTGAATTTTTTATGATGATGAAAAAACAAAAATTCAAAATGGTTGATGCACCTCAACAATTCTGGAAGAAGTCAGAAGGATTTAGACGAATTGAATTTAAGGCTAAAAATAAAGAACTATACTATGTGAATAATATGGCTTATGAGTATTGTGTTGCCAACGTGAAAGCAATTGAAAAAACAGACGATGCGATTCAATTTGAAAAAGTAATGCCAAACCAAAGAATTGACTTATTTGATGCTTCAGTATTTGCAAGTCGTGGAATGCTTGAAGAAAAAGAACAAAAGAGCAAAAAAGAAGCCTGGAGTATCGGAAATTAGAAAGGATAAAAATTTGAAGTTTTTTAATAACAAAAGAAGTCCAACAGAACCGTTAAATACAACTGAACCCGAAGAGGTTATACCAGAAGTAAGGGAAGAAATTCCAAAACCACCATTAGTTGTTACGGCATTGCCTGACTTCTTTAAAACATTACTTTCGGACGGTTATACAAAATTATCTGATAGCCCAGAAGTTAGAATGGCAGTAGATTGTATCGCTGATTTAGTCTCAAATATGACAATTCAGCTCATGCAAAATGGTGAAACAGGCGACAAACGAATAAAAAATGACTTGTCACGGGTGGTAGATATTGAGCCAAATAAATATTTATCGAGAAAAACGTTCATTCAATGGTTAGTACGTTCTATGCTTTTAGAAGGAAATGGAAATGCAGTAGTAAAACCACAAGTAAGCGGCGATAAAATTATTGGATTAACTCCTATTTCTCCTTATAAAGTGACATTTAATGTAAGTGATGATGATTTAGATTATTCAATAACGTTTGACAATAAAGAATATGACCCTACTACCTTACTTCATTTTGTTTTAAATCCATCAATTGAACGTCCATTTATTGGAACGGGATATAAAGTGGCTTTAAAAGATATCGTTGGTAACTTGAAACAAGCAAGTGTCACTAAAAAAGGGTTCATGGCAAGTGAATATATGCCAAATCTTATTGTCTCGGTCGATTCAGATTCTGATGAACTATCTGATGAAGAAGGACGTGAGAACTTTGAAGAAATGTACCTTAAACGTAAAGAAGCTGGTAAACCATGGATTATTCCAGAAGGTATGGTTAATGTTCAACAAATTAAACCATTAACTTTGAATGATTTAGCGATTAACGATGCAGTAACTTTAGATAAAAAAACGGTAGCGGGTATTTTTGGAGTTCCTGCCTTTTTATTAGGGGTTGGAACTTATAACAAAGATGAGTTCAATAATTTCATAAATACAAAAATTATGTCAATCGCTCAAGTTATCCAACAAACTTATAATAAGTTAATTGTTGAAGAAGATATGTATTTCTCACTCAATCCACGAAGCCTTTATAATTACTCACTTACAGAGATGGTGAGCGCTGGTGCGCAGATGACACAACTTAATGCACTAAGAAGGAATGAATTTAGAAATTGGGTGGGAATGCCTCCTGATGCTGAAATGGATGATTTACTCGTTTTGGAAAATTATTTACAGCAGAAGGATTTAGTGAACCAGAAAAAACTCATTCAAGATGAAACTTAGAAAGGAGGTGAAAAATGGAAAAAAGAAAAAATTACCAAGTTAGAAACTTTAGAAGTCTTGATTTAAATGCAAATGATGAAGCCGCTGAAAAAATAATCAGTGGTTATTTTATTGTCTTTAATTCAGAAACAGAACTTTACGAAGGCTGTTTTGAAGAAATTGCTCCAGAAAGTTTTGACAATGTTGATTTATCGGATGTTCGGGCCTTAATTGACCATGAGACTTCAAAAGTTCTTGGTCGGACGAAACCTGGAACATTGACACTTTCCGTTGATGCGAAAGGTGTCTATGGAGAAATCAAAGTCAATGAAAACGATACTGAAGCAATGAATTTATATTCTCGTGTTCAGCGTGGGGATGTTGACCAGTGTTCATTCGGTTTCAATATTCTTGATGAAGCAATGGAAACTCGTGATGATGGTTCTTACAAGTTCACGATTAAAGCAATTGAATTATTTGAAGTTTCAGTTGTGACATTCCCAGCGTATGCTGACACAGCAGTAGAAGCACGTAGCAAACAAATAGAAAATATGGAAAAACGAGAATTTCTCGCTAAAAAATCCAAATTGGAGGAAAAATTAAATGGCCTTAAAACAACTTATTTTGAATAAAAAAATCACTCAACGTTCAAGTGCAATTGAAGAGTTACTTTCTCAACGTTCAGACTTACAAAAACAGGAAGAAGACTTAGAACGAGCACTAGAAGAAGCTAAAACAGAAGAAGATATTTCGACTGTAACTGAATCTGCCGATGACATAGAAAAACAAGTCAAAGATTTAGATGAAAAAATTGCAGAATTGCAAAAAGAAAAACAAGACCTTGAAGATGAATTAGCTAAAGCTGCCGATCCTGCTGACCCAAAACCTAAAGATGGAGAAGAACGAAAAATGAAAAAATTTAAAGTGACTGAAGAAGAATTAGCTGAAAAACGTTCAGCAATTAATGCATTCGTAAAATCTAAAGGTGCTGAAAAACGTGATGGTTTTACTTCTGTTGAAGGTGGAGCATTGATTCCGGAAGAACTCTTGCAACCACAGCTTGAACCAGAAGATATTGTTGACCTTTCAAAATATGTTCGTTCAGTACCCGTTAATTCAGGAAGTGGTAAATTTCCAGTTATTTCAAAATCTGGTTCTAAAATGGCAACTGTTAAAGAACTAGAAAAAAATCCAAAACTTGCAAATCCAAAAATGGTTGAAATTGATTACTCTGTTGCTACTCGTCGTGGATATATTCCAATTTCACAAGAAATGATTGATGATGCAAGCTACGACGTAACAGGATTGATTGCAGACGAAATTCAAGACCAATCGTTGAACACTAAAAATGCTGATATTGCAGCAGTTCTTCAGTCAGCGACTGCTAAATCAATCGTTGGAGTGGATGGATTGAAAGATTTGGTCAATAAAGGCATCAAGAAAGTATATGATGTAAAATTCTTTATCTCAGCTTCAATGTATTCGGAATTAGACAAACTCAAAGATAAAAACGGTCGCTACCTTCTACAAGATTCAATCACAGCAGCAAGTGGTAAACAATTGCTTGGAAAAGAAGTTGTTGTACTCGATGATGATGTGATTGGTAAAGCTGATGGAAATGTTGTTGGATTTATTGGAGATGCCAAGGCGTTCGCTTCATTCTTTGACCGTAAGCAAGTTTCAGTTGCATGGGTAGATAACAATATCTATGGTCAATTACTAGCTGGCATCATTCGTTATGATGTCAAAGCAACCGATAAAAAAGCTGGTTTCTATGTAACATTTACCACTGGTTCAAATGATACAACTACAACTACAACGCATGCATAATTGAAAGGATAGGACGATGAAATTTATTTTTGCTCAGCCAGCCAAAAAACGCTTTGCATGGGAGTTAAAAACTGCCATAAAAAGTTTGACTGATCTTGGGGTAAAGAAGAGCGACATCGTTCTTCTTTTTTCTAAAGAGGATGATTCAGTTTGTGAAACATTCTTTGAATGTGATACGCATGTTTATGTAGATGAAAGATTTGATAAAACCTATATTCCAAGTATTAAGCCTTATTTATTTTGGAAATTTCTAGAAGAAGATAATAGACGGGAAAATGAAACTTATGTCTATCTTGATTCGGATACTGTAGTGCTTGATTTATCAGTGTTCAAAGTTCAAGTAACTAAAAGTAGCTGGTATTGCTCAGATACAACTGGTTATATTGGTTATAACTATATTCAGAGCGTGAGCAAACCTACAGAAACATTTGAAGCAATGATTGATGCTATCAAAGTTCCTATTGATTGGATTAAATCCATTCAAAAAGATTCTGGAGGTGCTCAGTGGGTAATCAAATCTCCTAAAGCAGGTTATTGGCATGATGTTTATATCAATTCAATTGTTCTTTATCAGGCAATTTCTCCACTTGATACGTCACTTCAAAAATGGACGGCCGAAATGTGGGCCCAACTTTGGACAATGTATCATTATGGAATCACACCAAAAGTAAGCAAGAAATTAGATTTTGCTTGGTCAACGGATGATGAGCTGGGAAACAAAAAGATTATTCATAATGCTGGAGTAACTGAGGATATGGACTTGTTTTTTAAAGGAATATATCTTGATACTCCACCACTTGAAGCTTTAAATCAAGAATCTGGGAAGGTATCTGATCGCTATGTTCAAATCGTGAAGGAGGCAAATTATGGATGAAGATAGCATTTTGAACCTTGTTAAAGCCGTTTTGGGATATCGTTCTACAGTTAGAGATGAGCTTCTAAAAGTGATTATTAAAGGGGTTATATCCGAATTAGAAAAAACGATTGGTATTGAGCTAGACGAGTCTAACGATGAGCATTTTATGTTCATCGTCGACTTGGTTGCTTTTAGATATAAACACCAAGGTGGTGAAACAATGCCTCGTAATCTTGAATATCGTTTACGGAATTTAATCATTAAATATCGAGGTAAAAATGATGTGGGATGAAGAGATAACTTTGTTGACTCCTGATGGATATGATGAGGATAGTTTAGGGCAACAAATCCCTAAAACTAAAAAAAATATCGTTCTTGGTTATGAAAAACCAATGAATCGAGCTGAATTTTACCAAGCTGGTCAATCAGGAATAGAGGTCACGCATACTCTAGTTATTCACCCTTTTGAATATAATAATGAGCAAACATTGTTATATCAGGGTTTACTATTAACAGTGGTTCGACATTATAAGACAAGTAATGAAGAACTCGAATTAGTTTGCCGTTTGAAAGTCGGTGATTCTAATGGCCAATAAAATTTCAATAGATGATTTAGCTAAAACCATTGAAAGTGAAGTTCGTAATTGGACTAAGGATGTTGTAGACGATATCGATGATATCAAGAAGGATATAACTAAAAATGGTGTCAAACGACTTAGGGGAAGCAGTCCCAAGCGAACAGGAGATTATGCAAAAAATTGGACTTCTCAAAAATTAAAAAATGGAGACCAAGTAATTTACCAAAAAAGTCCTACCTATCGTTTAACGCATGTCTTGGAAAAAGGGCATGCTAAAAGAAAAGGTGGTCGAGTAGCACCCAAAGTCCATATTGCACCAGTTGAAGAAGAACTTGTGTCTAATTATATCAGCAGGGTAGAAAAGAGGTTGAGTCAATGACGTTAGAAGAATTAAAAGTAATTCTCGACCAAACAGGTCTTAAAGTTGGCTACAGGTTATGGGCAGTTGGACAAGCCCCACCTTTACCCTACATTCTTTACTATGTTGATGAAGAAATTGGATTTAAAGCCGATAACCAAATTTATACCAAAAATAAGGATATAACGATTGAGTTATATTCAAACTTAAAGAATGAGCGAGAAGAGCAAAAGCTTGAGAAACTATTAGACGATAATAAAATCGTTTATGAGATATACGAAAGCTACCTTGATAGTGAAAAAATGTATCTTCGAGCTTATGAAATTAATATTTAATCAATGGAGGATTAAAAATGCCAGGACAACAAGAAAAAAATAAAGTTGAATTTGGTCTTGAAAATGTCTATTTTGCAAGAGCAACAACAGATTTAACAAGTGGAGCAACCACATATGAAAAACCGATTAGATGGCCAGGAGCGGTTGAGCTTTCTTTAGAAGCTAGTGGTGATTTGATTAAATTTAAAGCTGATAATATTGATTATTATATCAGCGGTAATAACCAAGGATATGATGGTAAACTCACTACAGCCCTTGTTCCTGAAGAATTTGCGACCAAAATTTTAGGAGAAGTTGTTGAAGGTGGAGTTCAAACAGAGTATTCTAATGCAGAAACTTCTCCTTTTGCTTTAATGTTCCAATTTGAAGGGGATAAAAAAGCAACTCGACATGTTTTGTATAATTGTTCAGCAAGTCGTCCTAGTGTCGGTTCGTCAACAATTGATAAAGGTGATCCAAATACAACGGAGCTTTCATTTTCAGCAAGCCCTCGTCCGTCTGATAAAGCAGTTAAAACAAAAACTCGTCCAGATACAGAGCCTACAGTTTATGATGCGTGGTTCAATGCTGTTTATGATAAAAATTCAACAACGACTACCACTACTACAACGACCACTTTAAAAGCTTAGGGAGACAAAATGGAAAAAACAATTGAAATTGGAGAGATTAAGATTCGTTTAGCTTCAAATGCAGCTACTCCATTGCGTTATAAAATGCAGTTTCATACCGATTATTTTGCGGACTTGATGAAACTTGCAAAAGCTTTGGAAACAGGAACAGAGGAAGAATTTAATTTTGATAATGTTTCTTGGGAACAGTTGTCAATGCTTGACTTGACGCTTCTTTATAACTTTGTTTGGATTTATGCCAAAACAGCGGACCATTCAATTCCAGACCCTTTGGATTGGTTGGATAGTTTGGAAAGTTTGCCAATTGAAGACTTTACCAGTGAATTACAAGATTTGATTGCACATTCCATCAAATCTAAAAAAAAGTAGATTCAGGAGCGACAGCCAGTGATGAAGTGTTCACTGTCGAGTCGTTCCTTTTGCTTTGTAAGCAAGTTGGTTTATCAAGTGAAGATATGCAAGTAATGGATATTGGGGATTGTTTAGACTTTATTCAAGAGTGGGTTGATTTCAATAACCCTGATAAAGAGAATAAACGTAAGGCAACACAAGATGATTTCGACTCGTTCTAGAAAGGAGTAAAAAATGGCTAAAAAAATAAGCGGGATTACTATTGCAATTGGGGCTGATACAACTGGTGTCACGAATGGATTGAAAGATATTGGCAAACAATCTAATTCAGTCAATAGTGAACTTCGAGATATAGAACGTCTTTTAAAATTGAATCCAAGCAATGTTGAATTAGTCGCTCAAAAGCAACAATTACTTTCTAAACAAGTTGAATTAACTACAAAAAAACTTGATGGGCTCAAAGGCGCACAAACTGATGTAGAGCGTCAATTTAAGAGCGGTGATATTGGAGAAGAACAATATCGTGCCTTTCAACGTGAAGTAGTCGCAACCGAAGGACGTTTAGACCACTATAAGCAATCATTGAAAGATGTAGGGTCAAGTAGTGGAGAAGCTGGAAATGCGACTAAAGGGCTTGGAGGTAAGTTTGATGAATTGGGTCAATCGGTTGAAGATGTAGGAGAAGCTGTCAAAGGTGGGGTTCTTATGGAAGCTGCCGACCATTTGTCTGTTGTAGGCGATAAACTTAAAGAGTTTTCAGGAATTGCACAAGAAGCATTCTCAGATGTCGATGAGGGGATGGATAAAATTACAACCACCACCGGAAAGGCTTCTGATGAATTTAAAACTCAGTTTGATAATATCATTTCTTCAATGGCAGTTGATAGCTTCGAAGATGTTGGTTCTGCTTTAGGTACACTGAGCGCTCAATTTGATATGTCTGGTGACACTCTAGAAAAAAATTCAAAACTTGCTTTACAATATGCAAATATTAATGATACTGATGTAAAAACTTCTATTGAATCAGCTAAAAGTGCAATTGAAGCTTATGGATTATCAAATAAAGACTTTAGCACAGTATTAGATAGCGTAACGGGAACCAGTCAACGAACAGGTGTTGCTGTAGACTCTTTGTTTGATTCTGCTGTAAAAGGTGCGCCGCAAATTAAAGATTTGGGACTGAATTTTTCTCAAGGAACAGAATTATTAGGACAATTTAGTAAGGCCGGTGTTGATGGCGATGCAGCTTTGTCTAGCTTATCAAAAGCTAGCATCATATATGCAAAAGGTAATAAGTCGCTATCGGAAGGTTTGGGCGAAACGATTGAAAAAATCAAGAATGCCAAAACTAAACAGGAAGCTCTTACAGAAGCTGCTACTGTCTTTGGAACAAAGGGAGCCTCTCGAATGGTTGATGCTATTCAAAGGGGGGCTTTCAACTTATCAGAGCTAGGAGACGTTGCTAAGAAGAGTAATGGAACTATCTCTGATACGTTTAATAAAACAGTTGATGATATTGATGAACAACAAATAGCATCACAACAAGCTAAGGTTGCTATGTCAGAGTTTGGAGCTGCAATCGCTACAGGGTTAAAGCCACTATTAGATTTACTTGTTCCTTTACTAAAATTTTTAGGGAAAGCATTTGGTAGTTTGCCTGGACCTATTAAAACAATTTTAGTGGTGATAGGTGGATTGATTATTGCGTTCACAGCCTTGATGCCTATTATTGCTTCTATGGCGGTTGGATTGCCTGCGTTAGGGGCAGCTTTAGGTATCACAGGAGCAGAAGCGGGAGGAGCAGCTATTGGATTTGGTGCATTATCTACCTCGCTACTACCAATAATTGCTATCGTAGCCGCGGTAATTGCAATAATTGCTTTAGTTGTAATAGCTGTAAAAAACTGGGGAGCAATCACCGACTGGTTTAGCTCTAAGTTTTCAGCACTAGGGACACTATTTACTGGCTTTGGGCCTACTTTAGATATTTTTAAATCATTTTTTGAAAATACAATTAATAATATTAAAGCTGTTTTTTCAGGTTTAGTAATGATTATTTCAGGTATTTGGGATATTATCGTAGGGCTCTTTACAAATAATGGTGATAAAGTCAGCCGAGGTGTTGGTAAAGTTTTCGGTGGAATTGTCACAGTGATTACTGGTTTCTTATCTCAGGCAGTAAATACAGTTACAAGTTTAGTGGGTGGGATTGCTAGTGTTTTTGGTTCGATTTTAGGTGGAATTATAGGAACAGTTGGTAAAGTATTTGGCCAAGTTGTACATGCTGTGACTCACCCAATGGATACAATGAAATCTATTGTTTCAAAAGCGGTTGATTTCATCAAGGGATTGTTTGATTTCAAAATCTCTGTTCCTCATATTCCAATGCCTAAATTCACAATGAGTGGTAAGTTCAATCCGCTTAAAGGTGAAATTCCACATTTATCAGTAGATTGGTTCGCTAAAGGTGGGATTTTAACTAAACCAACTGTGTTTGGCCAAAACGGTAATTCACTGATGGTAGGTGGAGAAGCTGGAAAAGAAGCAGTCGCACCATTGAGTGATTTGATGGGATATGTTGAGAAAGCGGTCGCCAATCAGATAGGGAGTGCAGGAGGAGATGAGATTCACCTTCACTTGACGACTTATGGAGCAATGCCAAAAGAGACAATGGACCAAATGGCAGAATATATGATGTATAAATTGGGAGACTTAAATAAGCAGAAAGGACTTGGATAGATGCTAGATGGTTGGTTTAAAATTGGTAATCATTGGAGCGAAGAATTTCAGATGTTTTTAACTAAGCCTCCAGAAAAAAAGAAAGCTCAACGAATGATAACGCTTGATGAGGTAAGCGGAGTAAATAAACTCGTGATTACTGATAAGGGTTATTATACTAATGTTGAGCATACTCTTGAATGTTTCTATGTTTCACCAGATATGCATTCAATCCAATTTGTCGAAGATTTAATTACAAGTGCATTAGATACTAGAGGAGAATATGTTGATTTTATCCCATATTATGACCCTAGGTATATCTATAAAGCGGTAGTTATCAATAATCCTACTTTTTCAGGGAACATCTCAGGTATGAGAGGTGTTCCTTTTACTTTTGATGTCAGCTTTGCACCTTTCAAGTATAGAGTTGGAGGAGAAAGAGCAATTGAGTTCAATAAACCTCAGCAACTTTATAATCCAGAGCGATATGAAAGTTATCCATTAATAAAAATTTATGGTCAAGGTAATATCTCTATTTTTATTAATAATCGTGAGACGAAGTTAAAAAACATTGAAAACACGATTATTATTGATTCCAACGAGGATGTAATGGAGGTTTATAAAGAAAACAATGGTGAGTTGATTAATTTACACGATAATTTTGTAGGAAGTCAAAATTTTCCCTACTTAGATTCTGGAATGAATCAAATTTCATGGAATGGAAATGTTTCAAAAATAGAAATAGAACCGAGGTGGCAAACAAAGATATGAAACCAATTTTATATGAGCCTAAGGCTACCGATTTTGAAAATAATGGCGGAATTGCTACGCTTGCAGATTGCCGTTCTTTAAAAGTTACTGAAGAAGCTAACGGCTCTTATATTGCTGAATTAACTTTTCCGATAACAACAAAATATAGTGAATATTTAGAGGATGTGAATTATCAAATCAAATGTAAGCCAAATGATTTGGATAAGTATCATGTTTTTTATATTTATACGCACTATAAAGATATGGCCACTGGTCTTTTATACGTTACTGCTAAATCTCGGACGATGAAATTAGGAAATCGGACAGTTAAAAATGTTGTGATTGATAATCAAACTGGAATTCAAGCCATGGCACTCTTGCATGATGGAATGGATTTAGAAAGTGATATTAAGATGTTTTCTGATATTACTACGATTTCATCAACAAGTTTTGAAGTATCTAATCCCCTTGAGTGTATTAAAGGAATCGATGGTTCATTAAATCAGCGTTATGGTGGTGAAATTAAACATGAACCTAATAGAATTTCTTTACTAAAAAGACGGGGTAAAGATAATGTTACAACAATACGCTATCGAAAAAACCTCGAGGGATTCAAACTTGAGCTAAATTGGGATGGCTTAGTTACTCGTATATTTCCTTACGCAGATGTTCAAAATTCGGATGGAAAAACAGAGCGGATTTATGGTAATAAAGTAGACTCTCAGTATATTGGTAATTATGATGGCGAAGTTTATGCTCGGCATATCCAATTTACGGAAGACCAAGGTGTTACCGATACTAACTCACTTAATAAAGTGGCAAGTAAATATTTCACTTCTATGAATTCTGGTGTTGATAAGCCGAAAGTTAGTGCCGAGGTAAACATTAGAAAATTAGATAACCAAGCCAAGTTCAAGAACTTTAGACAGCTTGGCATTTTTGATTCTTTTGCTGTTTTTCATGAGCGATATAATATTAATCTTGAAATGACTGTAAATAAAGTAGTTTATGATGGATTACTTGAGCAAATTGAATCCATAGAAGCAGGAGACCCTAAGTTTACATTTTTTGAAGAACAACAAAATCAGTTTACTGAGGTTATGAAAAAAGTACCCACAAAACAATATAGTAGTGTATTTACTGATTATGTTACGAAAATTATCAGTGGTAATGATGGCGGAAATGTTATTTGGCATCCAAAGGAACGTCCAACTGATTTATTTTTTGTTAATGGAACGACTTTGGAAGACTCAAAACAGGTTTTACGAATTAATAAGAGTGGTATTGGGTTTAGCTCTAATGGTTGGAAGGGGCCATTTAATACTGCATGGACATTGGACGGCACATTTGTAGCAGATTTTATCAGGGCAGGAACTATTAATGCCGATTTGATAAAAGCAGGCATATTAGCTGGTATTCTTATTCAAGGTAATGTATTAAAGTCCATTGGTGACGGATCATATTATCAGTCTGTTATGTCAAACGGTAAGTTCATGATTGAGCAGTATAAAAAGACAACTAGTATAGATTATTCTAATCAAAATTGGGAACAAACTGTTCATGGAGCAAAAATCGGAGGATTTGTTGGGACTTATGATGGGAATACAAATAAGGCGAACGGTTCAGCTTTAATTAATTACCCAGGTTATATTTTTTCAATAAACCAAGATAACGGGAATGGTTCTTCTAATCCGGTTTTTCAAGTTCCGTCTGATTCAACTTTTGATAAACCTAAGTTCAAATTATTTGGAGATGGAACACTTCAGGGCGATATTAATATCAAGGGTAGTCTTACTGTTAATGGCGTTAAGATTGATAAAAACGGATTCTCTGGTGGAGCACTTGAAGTTGATAGTCTTAAAGTCAATGGTAGAACTGATACTAAAGAACTTTACGTTAATGGCGTAAAAATTGATAAAAATGGCGGAAGCTCTGGCGGCGGTGATAATGGATGGAATGGTCAATACCCACCAGAAGTCACAAGTGACCGTGATAAACGCTACTGGCAAATTTGGGCAATGGCAATTGGGGCTGGTTTCTCTAAACAAGCGGCGGCCGCATTACTCGGAAATGCACAGGGTGAATCTGATGCCAACCCAACAGCTGATGAGGGCGGTGGACGTCCTGGTTTCGGTTATGGAGTTTGGCAATGGACGGATAGTTCAGGCGCTAGCTCTGGACGTGTTTATATGATTAACCTCATGACACGAGCAGGAGTGACTGACAATCCTGACACAATCACAGCCCAATTCAAGCTCTTGATGTGGCATGCACCAAACGGTCAATGGTTTGCGACAAGTTCTTATCCTTATTCTTGGACTCAATTCATGACATTGACCAATATCAATACTGCAACGCAAGCTTTTGTAGCTAACTTTGAACGTCCCTTAAACGGACACCCTGAACGTAGTACTTGGGCCCAAGAATGGTATAACAAATTTGTTAATCTTGGAATCCCAAGCGGTGGCGGAGGTTATATTGCTCCAATTTCAAGTCCTATTACCGTAACAAGTGAAATGGGTTGGAGAACGAGTCCAATCACCGGAGCGCAAGAATTTCACAATGCTGTGGACTTGGTTAATGGCAATCCAACAACTCCAATCTTAGCTTCTGGCGATGGTCAAGTGGTCCAAGCGGGAAGTAATTATTATGACTGGTATGGAAATTACACGGTCATCAAGCATGCGGATGGGCTTTATACAGGGTACGCACATCAAAGCAGAATCGATGTTTCTGTGGGTCAAAATGTTAAAAAGGGCCAACAAATTGGACTTATGGGAGCGACTGGTCCGGTCACTGGACCACATTTGCACTTCCAATTCATGGACCAATATTGGCCATCATCAAGCGCTCACTTTAAGAATCCAAGGGATTATATCAAATTTTAGAAAGGGTCTATTATGACAGAACATTTTATAACACTGTCCACCACAGAGCCTAATAACTATGTAGGACTCATTAAGTTACGACAGGGTGATAAAGATTCTCAGGTTTTAAATGTTACCGTAACTGAAAATGGCAAACTATTTAAATTTGACGGACTAGCCGTCTTTTTTAATTCAGTTTTGCCAAATGGTACAGTTGTCAGAGATAAAGTCCAAACGATTGATTACGCTAATTCGAAATTAACTTATAAAGTTATTGATAGTTTTTTGCAAGAAGTCGCTGCTATTTCAGCTTGGTTTTCGTTCGAAAGCGGAGATAAAACAGTAGATAGCACCAAAAACTTTAGATATATTGTTGAATCTGGTTGGAAATCTTGTATTACACAAGGAAATTATATCTATGAGTTATCAGAGATACAACGAGAAATCGAAGAAATTATTAGTAATAAAGATTTTACTTCTTTAATTTCTAAAATTTCGTCATTAGAGACTGATGTTAAATATTTAGATGCAAGACTAGAAAATTCAAACGCAGAATTAATCGCATCTCGTAATGGAAAGTCTAATTTAAAGACTAGAATCGACGACTTAGAGAACGAAACTACCACACAGTTGGCACAAACTGTTAATAAGGGCGAAGGTGGAGTAATTACACCTGCAATGTTATCACAAGAAACAAAAAAACAAATGACAGGTGGAAGTGTTGCGGTTGTAGGTATTGATAGTGTACTGACCAAAAACCTAGTAGACAAGCAAGTTACACCTGAAAAAACGACATTTATTAATAACAAATTAAATTTCACATTAGAAAGAGGAACAATATTAAGTGGAGTAAATGACAATACAATTTCAACAAGGAGAGTGCGGTCGACTAGTATCGTTAAACATACTGATGGGATATATATCGTCAGAAAAGATGCTAACTATTTAATAGGGGCAGTGACCTATAAAAATGGAATATTTGATGGGATTGATCGTGGTTGGATTGACAGAGACGTTATTGAGCTTCAAGGGAAAAATGAGTTAAGAATTAACGTTCGCAGGAGAGATGATGCTGCGATTGCGGATAATGAACTTGCGACGATTGCGGCGGGAATAGAAATAAAACACAACTTCCAGAGCGCCGATGCGAAGGACGTAGAAAGAGCTGTACAGGACATCACAGCTATAAAGGGAAGTATTGCACAAACTATTTCGCTGAAAAGTGAAGAGTTTGAAATGGGCACAATAAACGAGAACATTCCTTTAGATCACACTAAACGCGCACGTATGAAGAATATGCTACGTGTATCTAAAGGAGACATCATCAAATTCCAAAAAGACCCAACAATTGTTAATTATGGTATATCTATTTCAGACTTGAACGGCGTTTGGCGCGGTGTTGACTACGGATGGTTAAATCAACCGGAATTTATCATTGAAGAAGATAGCTTTATTCAATTGACCGTTCGTTATGTCGATAACCGTGATTTAGATGCAAATGCGTTGAAAATGTTAACAGAAAACACATTTAATATTACCTATTCCCCAAGAAGCATTGTGAACACTATAAAGAAAAACACGGCAATTGGTTCGATATCGGTGGAATATGGACGTATTGAGGGGGCAAGTTATGTGTTTGCCAGAATCCCTAAAACTCTGAACGATGGAAGTAGGTTTGTTCCAAAAGTAGCATTAACTTCCGGAGATGGGAGTTTAAGTGGCGCAAAACGGTCTGCACTGAATTATGCGCGCGATCAAGACACTATTTTCACTTTGAATGCTGGGTTATTCAACGTGACTACTGTTGAACCCGTTGGGCAACTTATTATTGACGGTGTGAGTCTTATTAATACCCCGATGACAAGTGATAATGGAGTTCCTATTCATCCTGATGAATGCTACCCGTTAGCTATTGATGGCAACGGTAATTTGAAAACATATCCCAGAAACGCTGACACAGCAGCTATGATTGCTGATGGTGTGAAATATGCTGTTACAGCATGGGGGAAGTTAGTAGATAATTTCAAAATTACCACAAAAGATATTGACAATGAAATTGTTCATAATGGAAAATATATCAGACAATCCATAGGACAGTATCAAAATGGTGACTATTGTGTTTGCTCGGTGGATATGACAAGAGGACCCGTAACCAATGAAGCGGGGTTGTACTACGAAGAATTGGCTCAATTGTTCGTGGATAAAGGGGTTGAGTTTGCCTATTCATTGGACGGGGGTGGAAGCACCCAAACGGTTATCGGTAAGCGTCAACTGAATCCAATCTATGAAGGTTCAGCTGGTAGAGCTGTACCGACTGTCATCACGTTTGAAATTGTGAATTGACATTTGGTAGTGTTTCTTTTGACACCTACTGTGCGGTAAATGAAAGCGAGACAGTCATTAATTTGGCTGTCGTTAATTTGGTAAGGAGTAGATAGATTAACAAGTTTCAACGCTTCCATTCCACAAGGCGAAAGGAATTCTTCAATATCAAGAAATATTATTAATCAAGACATTTACGATGCAAATAAAACAGAAGTGCTGATGAAGCCGAGTTTCAATCAAAAGTCTATGCTATTGAAGATGGTTTGTTAGCCTAGTAGAAAAGAGGAAAATACAAATTGGAGTATCAATTATTAGAAAGCAGGGGTTATGGAGGAGCAAGCATGGCGAGAAGTGCTCGAACGATTAGCTCGAATTGAAACAAAGTTGGATAACTATGAAACAGTTAGAGATAAAGCAGAACGAGCACTTTTAATAGCCCAATCAAACGCAAAACTTATAGAAAAAATGGAAGCCAATAATAAGTGGGCTTGGGGCTTTATGCTTACTCTTGCCGTAACTGTTATTGGATATATAATTACTAAAATACTTTGAAAGGAGAAAGAACATGAAAACAATTGATAAAGGTACACTTACACGAACAATCTTACTCTGGTTGGCAATTTTAAATCAAATTTTAACAGCATTAAACATGAACCCATTGCCACTTGACGATAATACTGTTAGCACTGTAATTACAACAGTTTTTGCACTTTGGGCTTGGTGGAAGAATAATGACTTCACTCATGAAGCTAAAAAAGGAACTGAACTTACTAAAAGTTTAAAAAATGGAGATAGTGTTCAAGTAGTTAAGGCATCTGATTCTGACCACGAGTTCACAGAAGGAGGCGAATAATGTCAAGTATTGAAAATATGATTGCATGGATGCAAGCTCGAAAAGGAGCAGTAACTTACTCGATGACTTCACGAATGGGCCCGAACTCTTATGACTGCAGCTCGTCAGTATTTTTTTCAATGATTGCTGGTGGTTTTCTGTCAGCAGGCTCAATGGGAAATACTGAAACATTATTTGGAATGTCAGGAGCAAGGCTGAAAGAAATCAGTCGTGGAGAAGTACAACGTGGCGATATTTTCATCTCAGGTACTCCAGGTGGTTCAGCGGGATCTGACGGACACACGGGTATTTTCTTAAGTAACGGTTCATTCATTCACTGCTCTTATACTCACAACGGAATTGCGGTAGATACGAATGATGCTTATATGAGTACTCGCTTACCACATCACTTTTATCGAATTATTGGTTCAGGTTCAGGAAATACTGACAACAAGCCTCAAATGGTTACATTAAATGTTGATGGTCAGTTTGGAAATGCGACTGCTAAACGACTTCAAGAATACTTTGATACAGCTGGTAAAGATGGAGTGATCAGTCATCAATATAAGCAAACTTTTAACCAAAATATTTATGCGGCTCAGTTCGATTCATCACTGACAGGTTCAAACGTGGTCAAAGCATTGCAAAGATTCTTGGGAATCGGACAAGACGGACTGTTTGGGCAAGCTACGATTAAAGCCTTACAAAAACATCTTGGAACAACGCAAGACGGAACGATTAGCCCAGTTTCTGATTCTGTGAGAGAATTACAACGTCGATTGAATGCGAATAAACTGTAG